CAAGAAAAGTTAATAAAGATTTTTGGTGGGCAGGCAGCCGTAGCGGCCGATACCTACACAGGTAAATTAAATAAACTGACTATCGCGGCTGAAAATGCAAGCGAGGAGATCGGTCGCGGTTTGATCGGAGCCCTCGAGGGCTTAGCTGGGGCAGATGGCAATTTAGATCCGCTTATCGATAAGATGAATAAACTCAGCGTAGCTACGGGCGATTTTATCTCCATCCTTTTTGGCGGCAAAACTAAGGACGGTTATAGCCTTAAAGATGCTATCGATATCGTATTTAGCGGCGGCGTAAAAGGTTTTGGTAATCGGTCTTTATCAGCTAGTAACCAAGATACACAAAGAGCAGATGCAGCGGCAGCAAAAAAGGCCGCAGCCGAAGCGGCTAAACGTGAAAAGGAAAGATTAGCTTTACTCAAAAAACAAGCACTATTAGAGAAAAATAAACTTTCGTTATCAAAGGCTGCGGCCGTGTTTGACACTAACCGTATCTCTATCGCGGCAGCTCTACGTGCTACCTACGACAAAGAGACGATCCTACGCCTTGAGGCTTTACAGGCGATCGAGGAGGATAACGGCGAGTTAGCTCTTAAGAAAATAAACGATCTCGCAGCCCTGCAAAAAAATGCAGACATGGCCAAATTAGCCGGTATTACTCAGGTCAGCGAGGCAACTCTTTCAGCTCTTAACACTCAATTACTAACTGAGTTAAAGGGTATTAACGATAGCAAGATGGCCGAGGCCGATAAAGAAAATGCTCGACAGATCGCTTTTGGTAAATACAACGCAGCTCTAACGGCAGCCGGTGAGTTAGCCGCTAAGGAAAGTTATAGCGAGCGCGTACAGATCCAACTAACCGAGATCGCTAAACTCGCATCCTTGAGTAAAACATCTAACGCCTCTATGACCCTAACTAAACTCCGCGAGTCTGAGGAGTTATCGATGATCGACCGGGTAGCCGCTGCACAAAAGCGAGCCGACGATGCTCGACTTTCAGCGCTACAAACTTATATAAATGCTTTATCTAAAGTCGGGTCAGGTCCTAGCGCCAACACCGCAGCTATACAAGCTATGACACCAAGCCAAGCCGAGGCGGCACTAGCTAAAGAGCCGGTAAGTGTTAAGACGACCCTCACACCGGCAGAGATATCCGGTCTGCGTTATGCAGCTCAAGCGCAGGACGCTTACGAGAAAAGTCTAGCTAGTATCTCGCTTACTAACGCGGTCGCTCAAGGCTCACTTATGCAGGGTTTAAGCTCGGGTCTTACTTTATCAGCGGCGACAAGTGGAGCACGTTACGCAGCTCAGGCAGCGGCCTCATATAACATCACTATCGAGGCAGGTTTAGGGGATCCCGAGGCTATTGCTCGTGCGGTTGAGGATGTACTCAATCAATCAAGTTACCGAGGTACCTCAGTTAATCGAGGCTCCGGAGAGTACTTAGTAGCATGAGTACATGGTTACCCGAGTGGCGTATAACCGTCGGTACGACCGTCTATACAAACGTCCTAAGCGTGACAATGGCAACGGGGCGTGATGATATTGATTTACAATGCAACGCCGGATACGCGCGTATGGAGATCGTAAACGTAAATAATACGGCTTTTGATATAGACGTAACCGATGTATTAACTCTAGAGCTTAAAAATAGCTCGGGTACTTATGTGCCGGTGTTTGGCGGCGCGGTGTCAGATTTTGGTATCTCGGTCCGATCGCCGGAGGAGGTGGGCTTTATAACGATCGGTAGCATTTTGGCCGTCGGATCGTTAGCAAAATTAACTAAAGCTCTTTTCCCGGATGCCTTGCCTAAAACAGAGGACGGCACTCAGATATACGACATACTCAATGAGTTACTTATTAACTCATGGTTTGAGGTGGCCCCGGCTATTAGGTGGATGGACTACGACCCTACGACTACGTGGGCTAATGCAGAAAATGTAGGACTCGGCGAGATCGATCAACCTGGTCTATACGAGATGATTAGTAGAGCAGCCGATCCGGCTAACAGTTATAACCTCTGCGCTCAAATTGCACAAAGCGCGCTAGGACAAATTTACGAGGATAAAGCCGGCCGCGTATGTTATGCAGATGCCGACCATCGTACGGCCTATTTATCGGCTAACGGCTATACGACTTTATCGGCTAACTACGCTACTCCATCTAGCGTTAAATCAATCCTACAAATAGGCAAGATCCGTAACTCCCTTGTATTTAACTATGGCAATAATTACAATAATCAAGCTACGGCCCTTGATGCCGACTCCATCGCTAACTACGGCCGTTATCAGCGAGCGGTAAATAGCAACCTGCATAACCTAAGCGATGTAAACGATGTTATGGATCGTGAGTTAGGCCTACGTGCTATCCCTCGAGAGCAGCTACAGGCGATTACCTTTAGACTAGATAGCGGCGACTTACCCGATGCAGAGCGTAATAAGCTCATCGATGTATTTTTTGGCGAGCCTATTGTTATTAACGATCTACCGATCAATATGTTTAACGGGTCGTTTAATGGCTTTTTAGAGGGCTTTGCTATCCGGGCTACGCCTCAATTTGTGGACATAACACTCACGCTAAGCCCTACAGATTTCTCACTCGTTGCGCCACAATGGGACACGGTTAGCCCGGCTAACCTAGTTTGGACGGGTGTAAACGCTACACTCATCTGGGAAAATGCTTTTGGAGGTTTGACATAATGGCAACAGTAACGCCTAATTTTAATTGGCCGGTACCTACATCGACCGACTTAGTAAAAGATGGAGCGACGGCTATCGAAGCCTTAGGCGACTCTATCGATGCCTCTTTAGTCGATCTTAAAGGCGGCACTACGGGACAGGTATTAAGCAAAACATCCGGTACGGACATGGATTTTACGTGGGTTACGTCCGATGATGCTAACGCTATCCAAAATACTATCGTCGATGCTAAAGGCGATTTAATTGCAGCTACGGCAAACGATACGCCGGCTCGTTTAGCGGTCGGTACTAACGGCCAAGTATTAACGGCGGACTCAACGGCAGCTACGGGATTAAAGTGGGCAGTGGCCGCAGGTGGTCTAACTTTGATTAACACGACGACAATTACAAACGGCGTATCCTCGGTATCGTTAAATAATGTGTTTAGCTCTAGTTATAATAATTACCGAGTTATTATAAATTGGCTTGAGGGCAGCGTAACTACAGCTACGGTAAGTTTACGTTTACGGGTAAGTGGTACGGATAATACTGGCGCTTTTGCTTATCAGCCTCGCGGTTGGAAAAATACCGGAGGTACTTTAGCCGGATTTGGTACGGCAGGCAGCTCGATACCGTTAAACGTAATTACAGGTGCGGATCCAATTACTATTATGGATGTTACTTTGCCTTTTGTTACACGCCAAACTAATTTTATTATTGACTCTTTTGAGGGTAATAATAATGATGCGTGGGGTTTTGGGGCTACACATAACCAAGCCGTCTCTTATGACGGTTTTACGGTATTCCCATCTAGCGGTACTTTTACCGGTGGCACTATTTATGTATATGGATATGGAATATAAAATGACAAAAATACAAATAGATAACGAAGTCATCACGGCAAACTCGACACAAGAAAACGAAATTAAAACCGCACAAAACGAGTCTTTAGATTTAACTAATTTGATAGCTCAAGAAAGATTAAACCGTAAATTAGCATTTGATAAGTTTATCGATTTGGGATTACCCGAGGAGGTAGCTTTAACTATTTCAGGTTGGGTAGAAAATCCTACGCCGCCTCGTGAGGTTTAATGCTTACAAGTTATAACGGATATCCGGCCTCTAAAGATCCGGACGAGATAAAAATAAAGTCCTACCCCGTAAAGGGTACGGATCGTAAGCTTAGGTGCGCCGAGAGTGTTGGGCCTCTCTTGGCCGCCTTTGCTGCGGAGTTTCACGAGCTGATCGAGCCGATCGATGAGGGTACGTTTGACGATTGGGGTTACGCTTTTCGTATGGTACGCGGATCTACTGATCGCTTATCGTGTCACTCATCCGGTACCGCAATAGATCTTAATGCTACAAAGCATCCACTCGGTAAGGCCGGTACTTTTCCGGCTGAAAAGATCCCGATGCTAAAAGCTCTAGCAAAAAAATACGGCCTCAAATGGGGCGGCGATTTTAAGAGCAGGCCGGACGATATGCACTTTGAGGTCGAAATATCGGCAAGCAAGGCTAAAGCCTTAATCGCTAGTTTAGGTTTATAGTTAG